CCCTTCCAAGGGGGCAAAAAACCCTTGTAAAACAAGGGGTTTTTGGAAAATCTGCCGAAATCTCGCCCGATCAGGCGATGGGGGGCGGGGGGACCGTCCCGCCGATTGGTTTTTCGACAATCGCCATTGCCGACCCTCCGAGAAATCTGAGCAAAATTGAAAACGTCAGGAGCAACCTCAATGCCAAACAACCCGAAAGGCCGTATTGGAGCGCAAAACGGCAAGAAACTTACGCCATTACAGGTCGCAAACATGCGTGCTGGCCTCTATTCCAAGGTGGAACGCCAGATTGGTGAGGCTCACAAGGTAGTCATGGGGGAAATAGGGTGGTCGCCCACGCAAGCACGCGTATTCGCTACCATGCTCAACAAGGTTATGCCCGATCTGACCGCACAATTCGTACAGCACGAACACACAATCGACGCTGATCCAGAAAAACTATCACGCGCACAGCTAGAAGCCATTGCTTCTGGCGTAAACGACATCATCGAAGCCGAAGTTGTAGAAGAAGAAGAGAAATGAAGAAGCGCATCCACGTAAACCAGCACATCATTCGCGCCAACGCCAAGAAGGGTGAGAACAATCCGCCTCTCACGGTCAAGACTTCTAACGCAAACCACAAGTGTACGTCAGTTGAAGTACAAGGACCATCAACAGTCGTCTATTCGCCCGACAAGCCACTCTCGTGCGGGGCAAAAGTATGGATAGAGACAGACGCATCCATCCTTATCGACGGGGAGCTATTACCTTGAGCATCACACCGCAACAGGCTGCACGCCAGCTACTCAAATTAAAGAACGCAGAAGACAGTTTCCTTGGCTTCGTCAAGCTAATGTACCCGAAATGGGACTTACCTGACTTCCACCTCAAGATGATCGACGCTCTTGACCGCCTTGAGAAGAACACGCTGAACTCACACTTCGGCCTAGAGGAAGCAGAGCGACGTAAGACAGAGAAAGTGCCTGTACGCAACGTGCTAATCACCATGCCGCCGCGCCACGGCAAATCAACCTACGGCTCCGTAATCTTTCCAGCCTACTTTATGGCGAAGAAGGCCAACCGTTTCATGATGTCCACGTCATATAACAGCCAACTAGCAACGGACTTCGGTAGACAGGTCCGCGACCTAGTCAACGAACCCCAAGTTCCGCAAGTCTTTCCAGACTTTGAGATGTCACAGGATAGTCGTGCGGTGGACCAGTGGCGTACCACATCTGGTGGAGCAGCCTACTTTATCGGTGTAGGGGGTACAACATCTGGTCGCGCCGCAAACCTGCTTTTACTAGACGATCCGCTGAAGTCAAGAGAGGATGCGGAGAGTGCCACACAAAGAAATAAAATCTGGAATTACTATGTATCCGCTTTATCAACCCGTCTCCAACCAGACATTGATAATATACCCCCAGCCCAGATTGTCATACTTACCCGATGGCACCCTGACGACCCTGCTGGACGCCTCATGCAAACCGACGACTGGCGAGAGGGAAGATGGCTTCACATCAATTTCCCAGCAATTTCCGAAGCCCCAATACGAGGCGATCACGGGAAGATTTCTCGAAGTTCTCTTGATCCGTCTGATCCTAGCTACCTCGCTCCTAACGAGGCGTCTAAGATCAGCCCCAGCAAACGATACATCCGAAAGACAGAGCGAACAGCACTCTGGCCCGAACGCTTCCCAGTCGAAGACCTCGAACGAAGACAACGCCTCAACCCCAGAGAGTTCGCATCCCTCTACCAGCAAACCCCCTACATCGAAGGCGGCAACCTAATCCGCCAACACTGGTGGCGTACCTACCCCTCTGACATGAAGCCAGAACGCTTCAACTCTCTAATTATCGCAGCCGACACCGCCTTCAAAGCGAAACAGGACAGCGACTACTCTGTAATGATCGTCTGCGGCCTCGACACCAACGGCGACATCTACATAGTCGACCTAGTACGTGAACGTTTCGAGTTCCCTGAACTCAAGCGCAAGATGATTATGCTAAACAACCAGTGGCGCGGACGCGGCCTACGTGGTATATATATAGAAGACAAAGCATCAGGCCAGTCACTCATTCAAGAACTCAAGCGGGAAAGCGGCGTGTCCGTCATCCCGTATAAAATTTCATCCGACAAAGTCTCACGTCTCAACGCAGTGCTGCCCTTAATTGAGGGGGGACGAGTATTCTTACCAGAGACATCAAACTGGCTGGACGCATTTTACAACGAATGCCAATCATTCCCTTCTGGTACGCACGATGACCAAATCGACGCCCTCTCTATTGGCCTCGATGTCCTCGCCCGCACTCCAGCAACAGGCGAATATTATCAGCCACCATCTTTCCTTCCGTCCGAAAAGAACAGCGTCTTCGCACACACCTCTGACCTTAGTGGGGGACAGTGGCGAGGATGGGGTGAATAGGGACGACTAAACCTATTAGAAGAGCGTAAATAGTACCCATGACGTTGACAACTACACACTATCGCGCAGAGTACGTTCCTGACGGTGACGGCATCGTGGTCGATCTTTCCGATCACGCCGAAGCACTTATGAACTACGACGACATCTCTTCACGCCTTAGTGCGGAGCAAGAGCAACGTATCGTAGATTACGTCAAGGCCGCGATGCAAATGTCGTATGACCGCATTTCGCGTCGATACGATCATTGGACCCAAGCAGACCGCGCACACGATGTGTACGTCCGCCCTGACGCAACCTCTTTCCGCGAAAAGGCCGTTATCGCGGATACGCGAGCCATAGCTGACACAGTACTTACGTACCTTATGGCTGCGCTCACAGGCCGCAACCCTATGTTCCAGTTGGAGGGTCTTAACCGCAAGTCTCGTAAATCATCGGCTATCATCGAACGCCTTCTGCACCAGCAGATGCGTCGAACAGCAGGGGAGGCTCGACTTGCCCAACACCTTCTTGACTGTATTCGGTACGGATACGCACCCACGAAAATTACGTGGAATGCTGAAAGCCGAACAAACGAAATCACAAACTTCGACCCGCGTCGCGTATTCCATGACCCCCGTGTCCAATGGGGGGACTGGGACAAGATGCAGTACATCATCTTCTCCGATTACTCTTCCTTCGATGCCTTGGTACAAACAGGAATGTACCCAAAGCTCATGGAGTACCCAGCCCTCCGCAACCGCCTCACACCTCCTGCTGGTGGGTGGGACGGACACCGTTGGCACCAAGAAGCGGGACGAGGATTAAGTATTGACCCAGCCGAGCGCAACAAGCGCGAAAGCGGCGGCACCTTCTTTACTCTTGGCGACAGCCGCGTAGTCGACGAGTGCTGGCTACGCTTGGCGGGATACGAGATCAACATGCCACAGCTAGACCACGTCTGGCTTTGCGTAACGATCCTAGACGAGAACGTTGTAATACGTTTCCAACTTAACCCTTACGGACGCCAGTTCCCAGTAACCATAGGCGGGCTTTACCATGACGCACATAAAACCTACTCCCAGTCCTTGTACGACTTGCTCATCCCCTTGCACGACATCGCAACGTGGCTCCTTCGCTCACGTATCGACAACGTACAAGCAGCCCTATCAAACCTTATCTTTGTTGATCCCACTCAAATTGCAATCGGTGACCTCATTGACCGAAACCCCCATGGGCTTGTACGAACAATGCCTGGGGCCGACGTCGGAAAGGGCGTATTCATAGCCCAAGTACCAGATGTCACGAGAGGCCATTGGCAAGACATCGAAGCCATGTCTGGCCTCAAGCAACGTCTTTCTGCCGCGTCCGATGCCCAGCAGGGTATGCCGACGGCAGACGGGATACGGACAGCCACAGAAATCCAGCGGTTAACACAGCTAGGTTCTCAGCGTCTAGGCGTCCTATCCCGCGTTATCTCGTCAACCTCCATCCGACCAATGGTACGCATGATGGTTGCGAACATCCAAGATTTCTTCGACCCAGAAGGCTCTATCCGTATCACGGAGAACGACAGTGCCTCTATTGTCGCGGACAGGGTCAAGGACGGCTATCTGGACTTCAACCTTCCAGAAATCCAAGGCGACATCGACTACCTAGTTGTGGACGGAACACTGCCACTCGAACCGACACGCAACGCCGAAACTTGGATCAACATGCTTAAAATCCTTAACGAGACAGGCATGGCGATGGAGTACAACTCTGGCAAAGTCGTGGAAGAAGCGATCCGCAGCATGGGCGTCTCTGACTTAGACCAGTTCAAGATTTCCAAAGAGCAATCCAAAGAAGGCCCAACGCCATCGCAGCAAATGATGCTGCTCGAAAAGATGCGCGGTGCTTCCGTACAGCCGCAAGGCAATATCGAAGACGAAGTTAAGAAGGGCAACCTCGTACCAATGAAGGAGGCACCTAATGCCAAACCCCGTCAGTAGCCGTCATTGGGCATCTCAAGTTGATGCGACAGTACGCGAATATATAGAGGCCCGCATTCACGAAGAATTAAAGCCAATGCGGGACGACATAGAGGCACTTCGTGGTGCAATATCACGTACAAGAGAAAGCCTACAACGCGACATGGGTGACGTGGCAGGCCGCGTAACAAATGCAGAAGACATATTAGAAATGTCCTCTACCCGCGTAGCACAGTTGGCAAAGCTCGCAAAAGAGAAGGATGAATAATGGCACGCACACGCGTCCCCAGTGAACAGCTTAATTTCCGTTCCGAGAACACAGGAACGCATCTTCTTGATACATACCTTGAAGACGCCGAGAAAGGTGGGCTTACGCTTGCTGCCCTCATGGGCAAGTTGTTCGACGACGCTACGGGCGACATCGACGCATTCGAGTTTCGCTATACAAATGCCAACGACACACAGACATTGGAACTTCGTATCGGTACGGACGCAGAGTTCCAAGAGGTTGCATCCTTCACGCAACTCTTCACTGACCTTGAGAACTTCAAGACTACTGCACTCGCAGACATGGAGCTTAAAAGAACAGACGCAGAAGAGAGCGCGGCAGAAGCACTAGCATCTGAAGATGCAGCCGAACTTGCACAACAACTTTCAGAAGGCGCACGCGACGCAGCTATTTCTGCACGCGACCTTGCCCAGACTTACATGAACCAAGCGTACCAAACGACACCTACTGTCATCCAGCAGGGCATTCTACTTTCCCAGCTACATGGCGAACTATTTAACGGGAGTACACTGTAATGCCCAATATTTCAGTAGCAGACCAGCAGGCGTTAGCGGACGAACTATCCACGCGCTTAACATCTCTGGACAACGCGACGCCTAACGCCGACTTGGTGTACTTGGCTCGCATGATCGAAATTTTCAACGGCAATGCCAACCTATCGGCAGTGTCGTCTGAAGGTGATACGCAGCTTTCGCGTATCCAAGGTGCGGGTGACCAAGAGATTGTAGATGTACAATCAGAAGGCACCGTACAGGTGAACGCTGTTCAGACAGCTTCAGCAACCGAGCAGAACGCTCTTAACGGCCTGCAAACGAGCATCCAGTCCGCGTTGAACGCGTACCAGATGTCACCGTTGAAGGTTTATTTCCTATCACAATCGTAAACGAGGACAACTATGGCTAACGGACTATTAGGAAAAAAGGTCGTAAATGCTCGCGATACGGAAGTTGTTTACACAGTTCCGTCTTCCCGCACCACGACCATGAACTTAAACGTACTTAACGACGGCGACAACGCTGCTACAGTTAATGTGTACGTTTCGGACAAAGAATACCAAACACGTGATTTCGAGGACTACCTTTCGCCTCTTAACTACAATAAAACTTGGGCTGATAGCGACACTGACAACACTTTAGGTTTGATCGGTAAGTCATCAGACAAGCTTCTAACAGAATTGCGCACCACTCCACATGAAGCGATCTCTCCTTCAACGGCGTCTTCTGTTATTTCATCTCAAGACATCGAGACATTGCAGACAGCTAACGTTGACGGCAACTTCTTTTTGGTGACAGATGCGGACACAAATGGCGAAGCTATTTCTTTCTGGAACGGCGGCGAGCTTTATATGCGTTCTGCTCAAGATGGTGGCGTGTATACCTTCGATCAGTTTTACTTGGGAAGCTCTGCGACGACAGCGGCGACTGCCTACGGTATCACAGGCGGAGAACGTATTTCTTGGGCTACCAACATAGACGGTCCTTTTGGCCTTGCGTACGCACAGGGAACACCTGGTGCGGCAGGTACTTATATCAACACTATCGCTGATTACCGCGCCACAACAGCTTCATACAACACAGCTTTTGCATGGGCATTGGGTACTATTTCTTGCGCTAAAGGCGTCAAGACAACTGAAGAGCGTTTCATTATTGGTACAACAACTGGTACTTGTTATGTTTCTGACGACGACACACCAGAAGCCCAGTTAGAATTTACATCTAACACTATCTTCTCGCCAACTGGTGTTACTGGACACATGATTGGTGCGGTGGCAATAGAAGGCTCAACAGCGGGTGAAGGCAACGTATACATTGCGTACTCTGGCGGTCAGGTTGCTTACGCGGCTTATGATGCTAACACAGCGTTCCCTACTTCTGGCTACAGCAGCTTTGACTTCCCAACAGGATTGAGTGCGCTGGATATAGTTGATGTTCGTGCGGAAGGAGGCAGCTTAGTTCTTATCTCGAAGACAGGCTACAAGCATAGCACATCTGATCTTGGTGTAACATGGACTGGCTCTAAGCACTATGCGAAGTACCCAATCTCGATAGAAGTCGCAAGCGTCAACGCGCAAAACCGTTATGTACTAAGCGACCTCACAACAAACATCGCAGAGATGACCTTGGTTCGTGGGCGTACATACCAGTTCTTGCAGCATAACGTCAGCAACAATACTCACCCACTACAGTTCTCAACGGTATCAGGTGGTCCACACTCAAATGGCACAACATACTCAACAGGTATGCGGTTCTATATGGGTGACCCTACAGCAACAGGAAGCTACGCAGTAGACACCAGCGACAACGCGACTTGGCTTTCAGACCATGCGACATACAACGGTCAGGCCCGCATTATCGAGTGGACAGTGCCATCAGACGCTCCTGATACAATGTATGTTTACTGCCCGAACCACACAGGAATGGGTTGGTCATTCAGTATTGTCACAGAAGAAACCACTGAACCTCACGATGACCAGACTGCCTTGGTCACCCAGACCATTTGGAACTCTGACAATGGTGACGCAGATCGTCGTTACGACCTGTTCTTCAACGGTGAAGCTTACATGCGAGAAAAGCGTTTCTACGCGCTCCCTCAAGCAGACAAGTACGAGAAGGCAGAGATTTCAGCAGGCGAAATTCTTGAACGTACAGCGATCATGGCGTCGGCTGGCGAGCAAGTGATCGTAACAACAAATGAGGACGACATCATCGTTCGCATTCACGGCATCGAGGAATAAAGACACATGGCACGTAGACGTAGAAAGTTTAAGATTTCGGGTGACGAGTACACGTTCGGGGGTGGAGCTTCCTCCGACAGCGTGTCAGTTGGCACACTGAAGATTGCTCGCGGCACAATAGACACGACATCAGCAAACCACATCGGCTTTGTTGAAAACGGGGCGGAGTGGACAATCAAGCTCGACGCTAACACTGCAATCGAAAGTAAAAACCAGTATGTTTATTTCGATAACGCATTCGAGACAAACACTGGTTCCATCACTATTGAGTATCTTGATGGTGACACTGCATTAGCGACAGGTCTTAGTTGGCAAACTGACGCCGATAGTACCGACACTGACGTTGGTTATGGTCGTATCTACGGCACACCTTCTACCGAAGGCACAAACCGCTACAAAATTAAGTACGATAACAATCGCGGTGACAAGGCCGAAGTTATTGTTACGATCCAGCGTTTTCCAGTAGGCACCACTCCTCTTTGGTCAAGTAATGCAATAAAGCAATCAAGAATTATACGAAATCTTGCAGGCGACCAAATTTTGGCTGATGGGCCGACAACGACTTACTCTGGTGCGCAATACACATTAAAAGATGTTTCTGGCTTCGCTACTGGTGTGACGCCGATCATTGACGCTTTGACGGGCCAAGTGAAGGTTTCAAATGTGGGCGACATTGAGCAGGCGGCATCGACCCACACGTTTACTGTTGTTGCTGATCTTGGTTCTGAAATTGGAACTTTCGAGAACACGTTCACAGGCAGCGTTGCGTACGGCGATGCGTACGGCGCACGTTACTGGGGACCAGGAAATGCTTATGGCGACATGAACACTGGCCCAGGAGACTACACAACATCGACAAACGAAGCACAAAAGTACGGACGTACCGACATTTTCAATCCTTACATTACTTCTGGTGCTGTTTACCGCCAAGAAAATTCATCAAGTCAGTTCGACACGTCTCCCTACGACCCTGCAAAGTCGTATCAAGGGAACGGTGGATATGGTTTGATGGCTTACGACAACACAAACCTTCCGCAAAGCACTCAAAGCAATCAGGCTCGCGGGAACTTGAACGTAAGATATACTTCAAGACACGCGGCAACATCTAATGGTCAATACCATCGGTTTTTGTGGGAAGTCCCGACTGGTGTGACGAGCATTGCGGTTGTCGCCTGCGGGGCAGGCGCACCAGGAATGTACAGCTACTCCAATGGCGGTGGAGGTGGTGGTGGCCTTGCATGGCTCAACGACATTACCGTAACCCCAGGGGAAGAGCTTGAAATCCAAGTTGGCGTAGGACGACGCACAGAAAGCTCAAACAGTTCTTATTACGGTGGCGACAGTTATGTTCGCCGCACAACAACTGTGGACGGACGCGCTAACGAATACTTGGTGTACGCTTTTGGCGGCGGTTATTACGCTCGACAAGCCAACCCCGCCTCCGCCTACATGACATTCCGTTACTCGGCACAGCACAACAACCAGCGTGACATGGGTGGTTCTGCGTACAACACGAACTACGGCACTGGAGCAGCACGCTTCGGTGGTTACACTGGGCAACGTTCTGGCGCAGGTGCAGCAGGCTATCAGGGCGATGGTGGTTCTAACGAAGGCCAAGGCAGCGGTGGCGCAGGTGGAGCAGGCAATAACTACTCCTCAACCTACGGTGGATCAGCAGGTGGTGGCGTTGGCCTAGATGGTCAAGGTTATGGTGGGGTTACCGCTACCAAGACTAACACAAACAGCGGCTCTGGGTTCAACGGTGCTTGGAACTACACGTCGAGCCAAAACTTAGTCGCGGCATTTGCGTACGGCGGGGGCGGTGGCTCTGGTGGGACGCGTGGCTGTAAAGGCCAAGACCCAAGTTACGGAAATAGCTGGATCGACAATCGTTACATTAACGGTGGTATGCACGGCGGAGGCGGCGGTGGATCGGGTACATCTTGGGGTGGCGGATCGGGCGCACCAGGAGGTGTACGCATCATCTGGGGTTCCCTTGAAGGAAACCCGCGAAGGTTCCCCAAGTACTACACTACGGACGATCCAGATTGGACTGTTTCAACAAATACAGATGGGACATAAGACATGACGGATAGAGCAACATTTTTATTACACGCACGAGAAGTACGTGACATTAAGTTAGCTGCGAGTGATTTCTCGCAGCTACCAGATGTGTTTGACGCCGAAACACGGGCAACTTGGGCTACATATCGTCAGGCATTGCGTGATTACCCATCGCAATTCCCTGATCCTTGTACGGAAGATCAAATCCCCGAAATGCCAATATCTCCAAATGACCCAGTGCCAGAAGTTGCAGAGGTTGTTGGTGAAGGCGAGGTAGAAGAAACCCCAACGGAGTAAAGCTAAATATGAAGTTCATCCCTTACACTGACGAGTTCGGAGATACACAATACTTTGACCCATCCCGCGTAGTATTCACCCTGACACAAAAATTACCTCCAAGGGAAGAATACAAGGTTGGAGAAGATGTTCCTCCTGAAGACGAGTGGCCCATGTTCACAAAGGTCGCCTTGGACTACCCTACTCCAATGTGGATCATATGTGATGAGGCTCCAGAAGACTTAATAAAAAGGGTCAAAGAAGCCAACGGCATAACAGACTAAGAGGCGTACGCGCCTCTTTTTACTTTCACACACAAGGACAACATCATGGAAACACCTTTTACTTTTCCTATTTTGACAATCGACCTACCAAACGGCGAAGAGATAGCTGAAGAAGTCTGCAATTTTGCATTTGCCATGCGCGAACGTGACACAGAAGGCGGATTGATTTCTGGAGAGTTTGGCACCAGAAAGAAAAACCCAGAAGACTATGCCAAATACGGATACACGTCTTTTACAAATTACAACTTGGCAGCAACTCGCGCTATACCGATGATGCACGAAGCGGCTTGTGTTGGCTTCCAAGAATATTTTACCAGAATAGGCGCACACCATCATTTCTACATCGACACTTCTTGGGTAGCTACATATGACAAGGAGTGCTACGTCCCAGAGCACACACATCCTAACGCACATTTGAGCATGGTGTTTTATGCTGCTGCTGAAGAAGAAACGGGGCAGATAATATTTAAGAACCCTGCGCTTCCCGTATATCAGCAAATGTCAGAACGCTCCGCGCAGATGTGGAACGATACTTGGGAGATACCACCTAAGATTGGGCGGATGATCGTGTTCCCCTCATTCATGCCGCATCGCACTCGCCCCCACATGGGCGAACAAGAGCGCGTTATATTTAGCTGCAACGCCTGCATAACAAACTCAATGGTGTCTCGTTACAAGCCATCAATAGATCAAAGCGATAAAGGCAAAGCTATTTCTGGACTTGAGGACGACAAGTTACTTTTCCCCGACCATAATGGGCAAAAGGAGTTAGTCGATGCCAGCGAAGAGAGCTAGTAAAAAAGACATGCCATGCAACAAGCCTCGCCGCGAGAAAAGCGGTGGGAAGAAGTTTGTTGTGAAAGCCTGTGAGGGCGGGAAAGAAAAGATCATACGCTTCGGGGACGCCAACATGTCCATCAAGAAAGATCAACCTGCCCGCAAAAAGTCTTACTGCGCACGCAGCGGCGGCATCAAAGGCAAGAGCAGCAAGATGTCCGCGAACTATTGGTCACGTAGAGCGTGGAACTGCTAACGAGGAAGGACATCGAGAGATGGCTAAGACGTCTAAAGAAGTCAAAAAGCTCGGCAAGAAAACGCAGTCTGGAAACATGCAGCACAAAGACTGCCCGTGTACGCAAGGATAATCGCATGAGCCTGTATCGTAACATCAACAAGCGCAAGAAAGCTGGCACGTCACGCTCCAAGAGTAAGTCCACAATTAGCGACAAGGCGTACGCAAATATGAAAGCTGGTTTCCCGAACTCCAAGAAGAACAAAGCTAAGAAGAAAAGGAAAGCATGATGGCTAAGAATACACTGAAGAAAAAAGGTTGCTCTCCAGTAATGGCAGGCAAGCCAATTAAAAAGAAGTAATCCCCCTCCCTCACCCTCAACAGGACGATCACATTGAGACCTAGAGTAGACATAATCCCCCAACTATTTACGCCCGAAGAGTGCGATATGCTTATCGACGTCGGGCGTATGAATTTGCAGACAGCCAAGTTCGGAAACTACGAGAACAAGCGCATACCAAGCCTCACACGCCGTTCGCTTGTTTCGTGGCTAAAGCCAAACGACGACCCGAAGGTGGACGCATTACTTAACAAAGCAAAGCGTTCAATTGTTCAGATCGCCATGAAACAGCATAAAGTTGCTGTTAACTGGTTCGAACATGTGCAGTTCACAGAATACCCTATCCTTGGGCATTACAAGTCTCACATGGACGTGGGTATGAGCAGACACCACAGAATTATCTCTGCCACGATAGAGCTTTCTCCCAAAGGCTCATACCGTGGCGGTGGCCTATGGCTCGACGCAGCCAACGCAAAACATGTCAAAACAGAGCGCGGTACTGCCGTCGTCTTCCCTAGCCTGATGCGGCACAAAGCGAAGACGGTTTGGTGGGGTACGCGTAACAGTCTGGTCTTCTGGGGCCAGTTCAGGGACGACATTGCAAAGAAACAGGCAGATAATGCAAAGCGTAAAGCAACAAATTAAAACCCTTATCCAGCTTTCAGAAAGCAACGGATGGGCCACTGTTAACGAAGTAATGAAGGACGAGATACTCCAGCTCGCCCTTTTAATGGCTCGCTCCAAAGAGATGTCCCAGCAAGAGATGGACTTCAACCGAGGGGCAATATGGGCTGCTGAACAAATGTTAAACTTACCTGCTCGCCTTATCCACAAGTTGGAGGGCGATCTTTCACTTGATGAAACAACAGATTTCCGCCAAGGCCGAAATGAAAGGACAGACTGATGGCAAACCCACAAGAAATGGACCAAGTCGCACGTATTGCGGCAAAGCAACTAGGTGCAGAAGCACCTGCACCGCAAGCACCTGCACCCGCACCTAAACCACAGGAAGCACCTACAACAGTGCAAGAGAAGGCTGCTGAAGCTGGATCACCCAAGACAGAGGGCGACAAGTCGTCCCAAGACCCAGTGGTGTATAAAGTAAAGATTGGCGACAACGAACGCGATCTTACTCCACAACAAATTGCTGGCACGTTCGAACGGTATCGTGACCTCAACTACAAGCAGGCACAGATGAAGCCTGTAATGGAGCTTGCGGAAAAGATGATGCAAGCAGGCAACGCAACGCCAGAGCAAGTTGCTAAGTTCATGGGCGCAGCAGCGCAAGCCATGACAAAGAACGCTAAGATGGGACGCGCACAAAACCCACAACCAGCAGGTACGGCAGCACCACAGCAACCCCAGAACGGCAACGCCAACATTTCCGAAAGAATGGCGGCAGAGTTCAAGAAGTACGAAGACGATAACGCAATCAGCCTTCCCCCAGGATATAGAGAAGGTCTTGATGAAATTCAGCGTATGCGTGGTATGTTACAGCAACAGACAGCGCAAATGGCACAAGTTCTACAAGCTAGTAAGCAAAACGCCCAGACAGGCGTAAACGCTGCGCAACAAGCAGGTCAAGATAGAGCAGGCATGGTACGCCAAGCGATCTCAAACAACCTAGACAGCGCACAGCAGGCTAACGGCCTACCAGATGAAGACGCGAAGTTGTTTATGGCATTCGCGGGTGAACGCGGCTACACGGCAGAAGACTTTGCAGACAAGGGTCTAACAAACAAAGTCATGCAAGACTTCAAGAACGCAAAGAACGGCCCAGAGCTTGCACGTCTACAAGAGATGCAGCAACGACGCCAAGCGTTCATGCAGGCTCCTAACCGTGGGCCAGCAGTTGGTCAGTCTGCTAACGTAAAAGACGATAGCATGGCACGCTTATCAGCGCGTGCTATGGGGCAAGCGATGCAACAAGGACGCTTGAACAGAAAATAGGGACGACACACCTATTCAGCCTGCCGTACAATACTCGCGTACGGCAGGCGCTACGGCTCCATTATACCGAACACTATAGGGACAAAAGTAAGACGACGTGATTTCCGCGTCTTATCTGGCGTACCTCGCACATAAAATGAAACCCCTTGCTTAGAAAGGATAACAGCTATGGCTGCTTTACAAGGATTGCGGGGAACAGGTCAGTTTGATACGGACTTTCGCCCCAAAAACTACCGTGAGTTGTTTACTCTACTTGAGCCAAACGGTAATGCTCCATTAAATGCTTTGTTATCAATGACTTCCTCGGAAGCCACAGATGACCCTGAATTTAAGAACTTTCGCGACGAACTACCAGAGCGTGCATTGACAGCAGACGGTGCGGCAACTGCCACAGCGACTTCTGTGACAATTGGCGCAAGCGGCGACAACCTATTCGCTGTGTCTGGTACAATCATCGTTAACGCCGCAACAGGCGAAGTTATGCGTGCTACTGCTGACAGCAGTGCGACTGGCTTGACTGTTGAGCGTAACATCGGTGGTACGTCACACACCATTACTGACGGTGATCGTTTGTTCATCGCTGGTACAGCTTACGAAGAAGGTGCGAACTCACCTACAGGCGTAAGCTTCGACGCATCAGTTGCTTCGAACTTTACACAAATCTTCCGTACGTCATTCACTGTGACAGAAACGTTGCGTGCAACGAACCTGCGCACAGGTGACAAAGAAGACGAGATGGCAACAAAAGCTCTTAAATTGCACATGCAAGACATCGAGCGTGCCATGTTCTTTGGTAAAAAGCACGAAGCAAACGGTACGACTTCACAGCCATTGCGCTACACTGGTGGTCTAATTAACACAATGTCGAACGTGATTGACCGTTCAACAGCGTCTAATGCCATGACTGAAGACCAGTTTGACCGCGCATTGATCGAAGACGTATTTGCGTTCGGCTCAAAGCAGAAAATCATGTTCTGCGGTGCAAAAGTTGCAGGTCACCTACAAAAGATGGGTAAAGACCGTTGGCAACCAACTGCTGTCGAAGGTGCGTACGGCGTGAACCTAACTCAATACACTACATTTGCTGGTGATTTGATGGTCCACCTACACCCACAGTTCCGCCAAATCCCAGGAATGGATAACGCGGCTGTCATCATCGACTTCCCGTACTTGAAGTACCGTCACATGGAAGGTCGCGATACGCAACTTCTACGTGATCGTCAGTCTCCTGACGCTGATAGCGTCAAACACGAGTACTTGACCGAGTGCGGCCTAGAGTTGATGCAAGACAAAGTACACACATACATCAAAAACTGGACAAACCTAGCGTAAGCCCAGCTTTGATCGAAAACCTAAAGGGCGGCAGTGCCGCCCTTTTCTTATGGGACGACAGTTTAGCCCAGAACCCTCATAAATAATGTAGGACACACAAGGAGCTTCACATGGCACGCAAACGCGCCCGCACAAAAGACGGACATTTCATAGCTGACGATCCAAGCACACCAGAAAACGAAGCGTGGGTAGAGGACGAAGCACCAAAGAAAACAACACGTAAAGCGGCACCGAAGAAGGCTGCACCAAAGCCTGCCGAGCCTGCGTACACAATGTACATTTCGTCAGAGCCAGAGAACGGCGCATTCGACATTCGTATAGGTGACGACATCAAGATCAAAGGCGCATGGGACATTCAACGTGCATTCGTAACTTGGCGCGTTCCATCGGACCTTTTGGACATGGTCAAGAAGCACCACCACGTATGGTCAGGACGTATCGTAGAGTATGACGAGGAAGACTAATGGTAGAGCAGAAGAGCGTACAAAAGCCCTATGCGGCGGGTAAAAACAATTACTCTCCGCTTGAAGACTTGGTGCGCTCCGCGCTGACTAGGGCTGGAAACTATTCGCCTTCTCGTATCGACGGCGAAGTGATGATGATGTTCATTGAGCTTGCGAACAGGATAGTCGAAGAAGTACGCAGGCACCCATACTGGACGCAAGGCGATATTGATTACTACAACGACCCAACAGAGTGGCGTCCAATCAATGACCTCGTAATGATCGACGGCCTGACAGCCCACTACTTTATCCAGCAGGGCAGCGAGAAGGCCATGGTCTTTTTGCAGCTATACCAAGCCAACCTTACAGACACACTCCTTGAACGAGACGTCGGCAACAAGAAGCTCGAAATCAATATCAAGGACGGCGGCAGTAATAAGCGATATAAATAATGGCAAGATTATCTTACGCTCCCATAGCTATAAACAGTAATGCCACGACCTATTACGGTTTTCGTGGCATTGACCGTTCGCGTGACATCGCAGCTATGGAGACACAAGAGGAACAGAACTTCTGGCTACTAGATAACTGTTACGTTGACTATCGCGGTCAGTTAATCCGCGACCCAAAATTCTTTTTACATAGTGGCTCCAACCGCTTCCCCGTAAAGGCTCTTCGCTTTTACAACCGCGAGGGTGTTTGCTACGCTGAAGAAGATGCAGCAAACACTCACCTCGCATCAGATCGCGGTCATAGAGTAGATAGTGCTTTCCCAAAGGACGCTATTGTCTCGATGACAAACTTCCAAGGTAAGGTGCATATCTTCTGTGACGACACACGCATGTATAGATATGACGGCTTCCAGTTTTCCAATGCTACTGCATCTATAAAGCCAGCATTTGGTGTACCTATTCAGCGTCGTCTTGCGGTCTCTGGCTTCAAGGATCGACCAACCGTTGTAGAGTTTAGCCGCGTTGATAATCCTGACATCTTCTTAGAGGAAGAAGCGATCACAGAAGAAGTGACGCGTGCAGCGTTTATCGACATCTCTAACCTTATCGGTACTGCCGACGAGATCATTGGCCTTGGATCATTCGAGGCAAACCGACTTGCGGTTTTCACTCGTGACCAGACCCTTGTTTACATCATCGACCCAGACTTTGAGCAGTGGCAGCTAGACAGTCGTGCGAACTTGCGTATTGGATGTATCTCTCACAACACAATCGTGAACGCTGGTTCCGACCTTATCTTCTGCTCACGTCGCGGTATTCACTCTATCATGCGTTCAGAGCAGAACGGTATCACGATTGCGGAAGCCTCGCTTTCTGACGAGATCGAACCGCTGTATCAAGAGCTTGTAAAGACCACACCAGACCCTCGACAAATCTCGTCGGTGTACGACCCTGATACGCAAACCTACCACGTGTTCTTCCCAAGACCAGGAGGGCAGCAGTCTCAACGACTATCTATGAACTTCCGTGCTGGTTACGAACTTGTAAACTTCCAGCTAGGCGACACCCTCTTACCACGCGCTGGGACGTTCTTGGGCGGACGCCTGATGTTCGGAACCGCCGACGGAGTGTACGAGAGTACAGATCGTACGTTTGACCAAGACACTGGCCTAGCAGACCTTCGCCGTTCACCTATGGTAGCGGAGACGCCAGTTCTCTGGCTTGGTGATTTCATAAGTTCAAAGCGTACGCACACACTTCTCGTACAAGCCAGTGGAAAGGGACGCTTCTTTATCGAAGCATTGGACGACCAAGACAGAATGATGGCCTCTCTTGAGGTTAACCTAGATAAACTTGAAGGCGATCCGCATTGGGGTGACAGCCCCTTACGCAACGACTTCTCGTTTCCTTTTAACCACGTATTTCGGGGGGTCCGCCTCCGTTTCAGAACTGACGATCAGGACGTCGACAGTGAAGTCACGATCATCAGCTTTGCCTTTTTGATGCACAAGGAGAAATAAGTATGGCACGCCTAAAGGTTTTATATCCTGGGAACCACACTTCTAGCGGAAACATTGGTGCCGATATTGAGAACATTGTGCGCTATTTGAACTCGGCTGAAGTTGGTGACCAAACACTAGCAGAGTTAATCAAAGTTCTGTTTGACGCAGAAGGTATTTTGAAGGCTCCTGTCGAACTTCGTAACGATACAACAGAAGGTCTACAGTACCGAGTTGGAGAGTACGCAGACAGCGAAACAGGTTGGCGCGAACTTGCAACAATCGCAGACATTCGCGGTGCTGCTGGTTCGGACGTTGGTACAATCGGTGCGCCACTGTTCTCGGCTCGTCTTGATCTAGTTATTAACGAAGCAGACGGAGATGGAAACATTGCTCACCCAACGGGGACGCAAGCATTCACGTACATCCACGAAGAAGCTGACGCTATTGTAATTTACCTCAACGGTGCATTGCTTGCAGAGGATGACTACACAAACGATCCAGCAACAAACACAGTGTCTCTAAACGACGCTACACAAGCTGACGACCTTGTTACGATCTACAAGGTTCAGTCAGCTAACGATAGTGGCTTTGTCCGCGAGGATGTTGGTGCTGGCATTTCACAGGCCGTGTTCCCATTTGTCCACAACGAAGACCAAAAAGTTCTAGTTTACCGTAACGGCGTTCTACAAAGGCAGGGCGGTACAAACGACTACACGCAACAGCCTGCAAACTCTACAATCACATTTACATCTGCTCTAACAGCAGGTGACCTTGTGACATTCATCATTGTAGAAGACACTTCGCAGGTTCGTGTGTCTGGCCTTATGACTGAAGACAAGTACACAAACGAAGATGGATTTATCCCATACAACAAACTAGCGATTGCTGACGACCAAGTACCGACAAACAAAATCAGCGGATTGTCTACGCTTCTTGCAAACCGTGGTCGTGTTTACGTTAGCTCTTCAGAGCCTATATCGGCAAATGCTGGTGACATGTGGGTCGACACAGGTGCATCGCCAAACGTTCTGAAGTTCTACAACGGTACTGGCTGGCTACTAACATCACCAGACACAGGTATCCCTGCGTTCGCTACGACAAACGCTCTACAGTTTCTTCGTGTGAACTCTACTGGTGGTGGCTTGGAATTTGCGAACGTTGACTTTACATCGCTCGTTCCAAAAACATACATCGGCGCAGCCGATGGTGTTGCGGGCCTAGATGCTACAGGTAAGCTACCAATTGCGCAGCTACCAGACACCTTCGCGACACGCTCGTACTTCTTCGCAAAAGAAGGTTCAATTTCAAACGGCAACTACACAATCACTCGCGCATTTAAGCAGAACGTGCGTATCGACGCTATTGCAGTGAAGTGTACATCTGGATCGTGCAACATTCAGCTATCAATCGACGGCTTCACAGCAGGTGACGTTGCAGCGGTAAGTTCTTCTCTAAACGAAACGAACCTTACAGCTTCAATCGCAATCAACGCGTCTACAACATCTAAGGTGATCGGCTTCACTGTTTCATCAGCGAGCAACCTTACTGACATCGAAGTAACACTAGCGGCGGTAATTACGAATGTCTAATGATCTATCCCCAGTCCAAATGCGTGCAATGGCGCAAGCCCTTTCTGACATGGGTCGGTTTGGGGATACGCAACTTGTTCACGTAACACCAGAAGAAGTCGATCTACTGAAGAAGGTAGGCAACGGTACGCGAAACCCTGCCACTGGTCTCCTTGAGTTTAACGACTTCGACTGGTCGGATTGGAATGAAGCCAATCCAGACTACGCAGTAGACACAAGTAACTCTAGCTCAAGTGTAACCACAACTAATACAGACGGTACAACTAACACCTTCGGCGGCAACAACGATACAGACGATGACTGGCGTAACGGTAGCGGTTCGTTACTTACTACAGACCCAGAGACAGGTAAGACTGTTGGAGTTTCTGAAGCGGCTAATGGCGGCGAAGCAGGCATTGCTGGTCGTGGCGTACTAAGCGAGGCCCAGCGAGAAGCGAACAGAAAGCGTAACCCATTTGACCGTGACGGCGACGGATCAATGTGGACTACCACAGATAGATTTGGTGCAACCAAAAACATCTTTGGTCAACAAATGAACATTACCTCGCAAAATGACAGTGGTTACATTTGGAATGCACTTGATGCTGATGGCGATGGCAGCTTTCTAACTGCCAACAACAACAGTTACGGCACAAACGCTCTCGTACAAGGCGATAGCACATTTTCGACGATAGCAAATGTCGCGGCTCTCGTCTCCAATCCAGTAGGGTATTTAGGCGCAAAAGCAATCAACAACATCTTCGATAAAGACGGAGATGGTAGCATGTTCACAAGAGGCGGCGTCTTTAACAATCCATTAGATGGAGGCGAGAATGCAACAAAATCTGTCAGCAGCACTACTACTATCACTGGGGGTGGCGGTGGTGGCTCTTCTAGCAATACACAAAGCCAAGAAGAAACATCGGCTGAAGGAGCAGACGACACAGCAGCCGACGGTTCAACGTACTCAGACGTAGTTGGCAACTTCCAGTACAACCAGAACCGATTTAACACACGCGCCGATGGTATGCAGTTCTTGAACTACGACTACAAAGGCGGCGTAGCGGACGTAGCTGGAAGCTATACTGGCAACGTAAAGCCCTTCCAAATCGTACACTCTATGGAGGATGCAAAAGCATTTGCCTTCTCCGAGCAAGCTGCAAACTCTATCGACCAGATGATGTCCATGATGCCAGCAGAAATATCTGACAGTCTTGAAGGCTCTATCCACACCTACCTTACAAAAGACGGAAACGTTGCGGTGATCTTAGGTACGGACGAAACGGGATACGTCGAGGCGACTTACGCAGGTACGCAAGACGGTGCAAAGAACGCAATGAACGACATTGCGAACATGCTTGCGTATATAGAGGCAACAGGAGACACAAAAGTAGATGCAGGCTTTATGGGCCGAATGGCATCTGCCGAACGCTTTTCAGGCTACAAACTAGCAGACCTGCAAATGCTTCTTTCAAGCATCAATCAAGAACTAGAAATGTATGAGGTCGGCTCATCATCCTACCGCATGGCAATGGAGCGCAAAGACGAAGTCGAGCGCGAAATAGCACGTCGCAGCGGAGACGCAGCGACATCAACAGCAGAGTATTCTGAAGCTGGCGTGACAACAGTTGTTGGTCAAACGGCTGCACAGCTTGTCAATTCAGCATAAGGGACGACTTAACCACAACTATCGTTGTAGATTATCGGATAAGAAACAGGAGTAAGACATGGCTTTTTCAAACGAGGTTTTCGGACCGAACACAGGAACTTCAATCGCGAAGCGAAAAGAAGCGGCTGCTATAGGCGGAAAGATCGCAGATCAAGGCCGTAACGGTGACAGCATGGTTATCCACGCATCGCCATTCACAATTAAACTACTGTCAGACATTGGCGGTGCAGGCTCATTCAACCCAGAAACAGGTATGCTTGAGTTCTACAACCTAGACGACGTAGTCAAAAAGAAGATGGGCTACTAACGCTTGGGCAAATGGAATGAGATGGTCGGGGCGGTCACACAGCTATACGCAAGTGACCCCTACTATAAATCTAAAAGCATCAACTTCCTTGCCGACGTTACGATCCCTGCTCTGGCCCTCAACCGATACAAGGTTTGGGTCAAGGACAAAAAACTTATTGGCTTTTGCGTTTGGGCATTTGCCACAGAGAAAGAGATAGAAGCAGATGATTGGACAGGTGCAGAATTACTTTCCAAAAACGATGGGGAAGAAATACGTATCGTCCACTTCATGTGCCACGGCGGGAAGAGAGAAACGCTTTTGTTTGTGAACCACATAAGACGGACACTCTCCACACAGTACCCGCAGGTAAAGTTCGCAACTGCGAACAGACGTAAGCTGAATGGGTCAGTGCGCCCACACAAATGGTACAGAAAGGAAACGCAATGAACCGCTTCAGCCTTCTTAACCCTTTTATGCCCGTACTTTCTGTACGCCAAGCTGTTGTGTGGGATGACCCACCTTCTGGTGGGGGCGGAGGCAATGACGATCCGCCCAGCCCTGCGCCTGCGCCGTCACCATCGCCCGTACCATTTGACATTAACGACCAGTCTACTTGGAACCAACCAGCAGACAACTCTGACGTATTCAATGATGACGTTCTTAACAATACGACGCCAAGTTATAGCTTTCCTGACGATGACCCAAGCCCTAATTGGAACGCAAGTAGCGAAGTAACAGCAGACCCAGCAGCTTGGGATTGGCCTGATGATGACCCATCGCCAACTCCAACATTCAACCCTGCGCCTGCGCCCGCACCATCTCCATCTCCAGAGCCATATGTTGCGCCATATCCTGACTTCGACATGAACGACCCGTCGACGTTTACACCTGCGCCAAGTACAAACTCTTTGGTCACAGGTACAGCGTCTCCAGAAAGCACAACGTTCTTCAACGAAAACACAAACAACGTAACACCTACACCTGATCCAAGTGACGACCCTGCGCCTAGTTCAAGTCCAATGACAGACACCAGTGAAGCTGTCACGGAAACCATGATAGTAGCTGAAAATGCTGGCGTGAGTGAGGCCGCAGTAAAACAAATCCTTGAAGGGGGTCTTTACGAAAGCGACGGTCAAAACTTGGTTCTGAAAAATAACCCAAATTTCATCTTCGCAAATGGTACGCTAGAGCCTAACCCTAATGCACCAGAAAGCGATACGACAACTACAACGACCAACACAGACGTTAACACCGACATTACAGACACGTCTTCTCTTGCTGGGGTAGCTAACGCTTCTGGCACTACAGTTAACGAGTTAACGTCTACAGTAGACGCCGACACTGGCGAAGTATCGACAGCATCGACAACCGATACCTCAACACTTGAAGGCATCGCAAGTGCGAGTGGCGTTACAGTAGATGACCTTACTGCTGGACCGTTCTTCGACATGACAGACGGAGACATACTAAAGACCGCAACAGGTTCGCCATTTACTGGTGAGTTTGAAGGTACGCAGTACGTGAACGGTGTGCCAGTTGTTGACGATACTGGAGCGACAAGTACAACTTCCTCTGTTACAGAGCCAGACTACGACGCAAGTAGTGAAGTAACTCCGTTCACAGACCCAACACCTGGGGCTGACCCAGTGTCGTCGTCTGACCCAACATCCAACCCATTCCCTGATCCTAACCCTGATCCTAACCCTGACCCCAATCCCGATCCAACGCCAGACCCCACACCTGACGGTGATACTGCAACTGCTGGAAACCAAAGCATTACAGTTCAGTACCCAGATGGAACAATAGTTACTGGTACGGTTGATGCGAACGGAAACGTGTTCGATGCAGATGGAAACCAAATCGGTACGTGGGATGGAACCTCATTCACACGCAGCGACGGGACCACTGTGGAAGGCTCTTTGCAGTCAGTCACCATCAGCATGAACGACGGCAGCACAGTAAGTGCATTCCTAGATGGAAACGGTAACGTCGTCGATGGAAATGGTAACGTTATCGGTTCAATCAATGACCAAGGTCAGTTTGTTCCAGCGGGTTCAGATGGAACTACAACAACTGAAGCAACAGGAACCGTTGACACTGGCTTTACGATTTCCAATGGCGTCATTTACGACGCAAACGGAAACATCATTGGCTACGAAGATGGCTACCAGACCGACACTGAAACCCTTGCTGAAAACCTAGAAAGTGCGACAGGTCAAAGTACAGCGGGCATGAGCCGTGCTGAAATCATCGCTCTTATCGAAGAGTATATGAGCAGCTTCAACAGCGCGAACTACGACCCAGCCGCGTTTATGAATGCCTTCGGCTTTGCGCTAGACCCGAACTTCTCTGGTGCTGTAATACCATCGTTCATGTCTGGTGATAGCGGCGTCTATATGCGCCGTCTAGTGAAAGACCGTGACACTGGCGAATGGCGTTACATCGACGTCCCAATCGGTGGAGCATTTAGTACAATGTCTGACAACCAGCGTATGCAGAGACGTCGCGGATTTGGCACTACGATTAACTTCTAGGAGATAAGTCATGGATGAAATACTGGACCTGCTTGGTGGTAGCAGCGATACCATTCAAGGTCTTATGTCCATATACGGCATTTATGACAGCGTCACAAATGCCAACGCAGCCGCAGGTAGCCTTGAAGGTCTTACACAAGACCAAATTGACCGACAAAACCAAATATCCGCCCTCTACACAGAGGGCGGTGACGTACTTCGTGAGAACATAAAAAACCTTCTCGCAGATTACGGCAGCTTTGGACAAGTAACACCTGACGTCGTCGACGCATTTACAGAATACTTTGCTAACCAACGCGCAGCAGAAGAAGCGAGTAACAAACTTACCGTCGACCAAATGACGGCAGAAGACAAAGCACGCTTAACTGGCTTTGAAGATGCGTACCGCGACTACATGCAGGGCATCATCGGCGGTTCGGAAACAGACGTGTACGCAGCAGACCGTTACGGCAAATCTACTGCACCCGACACGCTAGACTACGCACAGTTGCAAGACGATCTGACAATGAAGTTCTACGGACTTCGTAAGCAAATGTCAGACCGCGCTCTAGCAGTACAGCAATCAAAAGTCACTGCCTCTTTGCCTGCTGGCTTGGAGAACAGTACGCTCGCGGTGCAGGCGGCACGCTCCATGGCTGACCTTGCATCCGAGCAAGAAGGCCAAAACCTAATGGCGGCGATAGGCGACGCACAGAATTATATCTCTGGCTTACAAAATGCTGCATCTAACCAGCAAAACATGACCAACGCTGAACGTAACATGCAGCGTAACCTACTCGCAGACGTACTTAACAATGCAGCTACAGAAGCAAACATTGAACTTACTGGTGGCGCGTATGGTCAAGACTTTGCAAGCAACATCAACTCCCAGCGCGGTGTCGCTATCGGTGAGTTAGGTGCATTGCAAGGCATGAGAAACAACACAGCTATTAGTGATTACCTGACAGGTCTAAATGCTACATCTGCTCAAAACACACTTGCGAACGACTACCTGACACAAGTGGGTCAAATCTCTACGTCTCCATACACGTACGCAGCAGGTGGTATGACGAACACTATAAACCCAGGAGCATCATTATCTGCACTAACAAACTTAACGAACCAGTACGCAAAAATAGCAAGCTCTAACATGGGCGGAGCAGGTGATTGGCTATCGAGCCTAAAAGTCTAGGAGACACAGATGTTTGAATTTGGTGCGTTCCGCAAAGGCTATGTCCAAGCAGAAGAACGGCATGAGAATAAGCGTGCGAAGAACGCGCAGTTGTACAACGACTTTGTTCGTAACAACCCAGACGCCACGCTCGATCAGCGAGAAAAGTACGCATCCGATCTAGCTGGCGGAAGCGAGTACTTCCGTTCGATACTGCCAACGCAAGAGACAATGAAGACGAACGTAGATCGTCGCCAAAAAGAACTTGCGGAAGCAGAACAGCAAAAGAAGCAACGCGCCATGCTTGACCAAATGACAATCATGTCAAAGGGCGCAGAACTTCTTACGCCTTACTACTTATCTGGCAACGCTGACGAAGGCATGTCATTCCTGACAGAACAATTTGGCGGTATGATTACTGACCAAATGGCACCGTATATACAGAACGTGGCAAAGAACAAAGCGCAGACAGAAGTTGATCGCATTTTGGGTGAGCGCATCACAACATGGCAACTAGCTGGCGCAAACCCTAACGACGTAGAAGGATTGTTCTCAGGCTTTGACGAAAGCATGACAAGCACTGCACGTCTAAAAGCTAATGGCATCGTGAAAGCCAAGCGCACAGACGCAGCCACACAGTTCGAGAACACGCTTAAAAATGCTGCCAATGCTGGCGACGAAGACCTGTACAACAATGTCATCGAGAAGTCAGAGCAGAACAACCCATTCCTGACGCCAGAAGACAAGCAGTCAATAATTGCGAACAACCAGTCATTACTGACGGAAAGGCTTGCAGTTAAGACAAGAGAAGAAGACGCTAAAATAAGTGCAATCATGCAACAGGCTGAAACAGCCATGCGTGAAAACAAGATCGTTTCAGAAGATGAAGTGCGTAAGTTTGTAGACAGCCTGTACAAACAAAATAAAATAGAGCGTCCAATCGAAGAAGCTGACATTGCAAAGATTGTCGAGAACAACCAAAAGTTCCGCGTTCAAATGCTAGACGCTGCTGAAGAACAAAACATCCAAAAGATGCGTACAGAGAACGAACGCAATCGTAACCTTTCTATGGATGAAAAAGACCAGAAGGTTATCAATAACGCGTTTGATGCAGCATCATCCACAGTAGTTGACGCTGGCGCGGATGAAAAAGAAAACAAGGCTGCAAAGGCTGCATATGAGGCTGCGTTAAGAAAAGCCGTAGGCGAAGCTGTCACGACTTACGGGGTCAACGTAAATGATCCAAACGTTGCGGCTACTCTTATCGACGCAATCGACAGAGCTAAAAACGCAAGTGGCTTCATGGGTTCAAATGTTGTAGACCCACGCGACGTCGCTCGTGCAGTTCACGAGGTAATGTCGTCACCAAGTGCTGGTGACAATCTTCAGGGTCTTGAGAGTGTTGCGTACCAGTACACGCTTGACGAGTTTGGCGTAAATAATCTGGAAGAAATACCAGCGGGCAGACGTACAGAGTTTCGTGAGAAATTCAAGAACAACCGTCAAGGCTTGTACACTGAAATGTTCGACAGCGTTGATCCTTCTATCGCCAACCTTAACCAACTTAGCACAACAATCGAGAGCGAAGTTTCTCGCATTGAGAAAGAGCTTGGTAAGATATTTGACGGTGACAACTCTGTTGCAATACAAAACCAGAAAATCTTGGAAATCCCTGTTGAGAACGTCATTGGTGACCCAACAATTCTCGACCATTGGAATGCTCGTATATCAATTTACAACGAGGTGTACGAACTCGACCAAGCACTTGCTCGCCTTGAAGCAACAGAAAGAAGCTACTTGCAGTCTGTAGACAAAGGCGGCTTTGCAAGCCCAGATACAATAGATCAAGTTGGCAAGATCAGAGAACAGATAGGAAAAGTGAGAGAGTTGCGATCTAACCTAGAGGGTCAGCTTAATACTGTTTCTCAACAATACAACACGATCCAGCAGCGTATCATGGCATCTAAAGAGCAGGCCATAGAAAACAACGGCGACGGTTCGCAGTCTGACACGCTGGTACAAGACGCAGCAGTCAAGATCGGACTAAGCCAAGCAAACAGCACGCCAGAGGCTATCGAGGCTGAAATTATGCGCGTAGCTAACGAGATCGTAAACTCTACAGATCGTACGGCTGGCGTGTACGCTGGAATGGGGCTTGGCTCTGGCATCATAGCCGCACGTCGCCGTGATGCACAAGTGGCAGAAGTTGCGAAGCAAATACGTGACGCAATAGGTAGTCAATAGGGACGATAAAAGTCGGCTCTCCGTTTAATCTGTGACCATCAGGTTAAATGGAGTACCCGATGGCTGACAATGCACGCAGTATCCTTAGTGGTTCGTTTCGCAACCAACAAGACAACAACACACCCGACTATCTTTCTAAGAGTGGCTACGAGCTACTATCTGACCAAGATGCGATAGCCGAGGTTCGCGACTATTACGCAGCCAACGGGGTATACTTTAATAACACCAGCGAGATGTGGGACAAGTTCTACACAGACAAACGCTGGAGCGATGTCAACTCTCTATCTATGGGCCTTGATGCAGTTGAGTTTGCGACGGCTGGAGATAGCGGTAGAGAGAAGCTATCAAGACTTTCAAAACTATGGGCGCAGGCACCGTCTCGTGGCGGCGTACTTGATAAGGTAATCGACTACGGTGTTGCTGGTGTTGCTGACCCAATTAACCTTATCGGTGTTGGTGCTGGTGGTGCTGCTGTAAAAGCGGGCCAAGGGGCAAGGCTTGCGGGCAAGACACTAGAGCAAGCGACTAAAGCAGCTACGAAAGCAGGTATACAAAAGGCAGCGGCGGGCGAAGCCGCAATCGGTGCTGGCACTGGGCTTGCGTTCGATGCAGCACAGCAAGGTATGGAAATTGCGCAAGGCGTATCAGAAGACTTCGACGTAGCACGTTTGGCGGGTGCTGGCATCATAGACGCTGGCGTTTCTGGTTTAGCTGCTGGCCTTCTCGTAAAAGGCGGCTCAATGCTAGGCATAGGCGAAGTCGCCAAGGGTGTCGGTAGCTTGGGCGACTGGGACAATACACGTCTTGGCTCTATGCTGGTACAAGAGCAAGGCTACATAACTCGTGAACGCGAAGCGATTAGCTCATCTCTATCTGGCGTTACAGACCAGAACGAAATCGACACAGGTCAGGCAGCACTTGCAGACCTTACTATAGACGAGCAAAATATTGCCGCCGTCCAACAGTACGTCAACAACATGGACCTTGAGCTAGATGATCTAGCCAAGCGTTTCCAAGACGAAACAACAAACGGCAACGCATCAGCCGCATCCCAAGTCAAACAGCAGTTCGACGCCCTTGCACAAAAGCGGGCAAGAGTACTGGAGATGGAGCCAGACGAACTGTTCGCAAGTGGTGAGTTACAGCTTCAGCAGCGGGCAGATACGCAACCAGCAGAGAGTACGCAAGGTACTGCAACCCAGGAGCCAACTGGTCAAACAGGCTCCCAGGGAGAAACAACCCAAGAAGTAGAGGGTACGCAAGAAAGTACGCAAGTAGAGACTGACACCGAAGATACTGGCTCAACAGATTTAGAGCCGAATGGTAACGCCCCACAAAATGTTCCTGAAGAAACCATAGAGTGGGACTGGGTCAACGACGAGCAAAAAGCTAGGGTTGGAGAGCAGCTAGGTCTTGATGGCGACGAGCTAGATGCAGAGATGCAACGACGTGTAAACGATGGATCGCTCAAGGTTACTAAGGGCGGCAAGCTATATCGCGATACCTACGCTAAACTAACAAAGTCTGCGAAGGCGGCAGATGAAGTATCCGAGCCAGAGGTGGAAGCCGAGGTAGATCAACAGGTCGACGAAGCCTTACCTGAACAACCCGCCGTCCAAGAAGAAGATGTAGCTGACGCAGCACAAAGTACTGACGGCAACACAGCCGCATTCGATGAAGCTGTACGCAAGTACGAGAAGATCATGGATATGTCCAAAGGCTCTAGCGAGTTTCTGGATAACATGGATGCCATCATTCGTGGCATGTTGGAAGAAGGCCAGATTGATAGTCAAGTATTCCGCTATCTAAGGCAGCTTCTAGGAATGCACGCAGACGCAGACAGCAGAGGCATCAACGTTGCCAACGCTGACGAAGTTGTAAAGATGCGCCGTGAGTTTTTGGATCGCGAGGAAACTCTACCAGACATCAAGGGCGAAACAAAAACCATTGAGGGCCGCACAAGTGGTGGGGCAAAAGTTACAGTAGATGCGTCAACAGATGACGCCACAGCCAAGCGTTCTGCTGGAAGCACAGCAAAGGCTCAAGACGCACTTGAAAAGGGCGTTAAGACTGCTGGTACAACAGATGTTGTAACGTTCGACAAGAAGACGGGCGAACGTATCGTTAAGTCTGTGCCTCAATCGTTTTTGCGTAGAGGTTTTGAAATTGGTGACGGATACACTGTCATCAACGCTAAAGATAGGTTCCCAAAACAAAGACTGACGCTAGACATACTTCGCGAGCTTGCAAAAAAAGAAGGCACAAAAGCACGTAATGTGTACGCATATCGTGCTGTCGGCGGTGAGACTGTAATCGGGAAGAAGGGCGTAAACAAACGTGCTGGTAAAGCTGCAAAAGGTGAAACAGTCTTCTACTCCCCTCGCCTAGATAAAGTATACTCATCAGAAGAAATGGCTATGAAGGCCATGGGTCTGAAGGTTGGCAGCAAGACAGCAAAGACAACTGTAAGCAAAGCAGAGCCAGAGCCAATGACGTCTACGGAGGCAGTCGAGGCTCGTGATGGCGCGTTCGAGAAGTTTAAGAAGACTGGCTCGCTAGAAGATTTAGAAAAAGATATCGAGACCGTAGACGCTGCAACAGGTCAAACCGCACAGAAAGCAGAGAAGACCGTAAAGCAGGGTGGCGAGGTCAAGCGTGACGACATCCCTGACATCCCACGCGAACGCGACAACGGCAAAATCTTTGCAATGATCCCACGCGAGGTTGG